GCTCAGGGCGGCAGCGCCCGCAGCGGCGTTCTCGGCCGCCGCCCTGGCATTCGCCTGCGCGCCCGTGCGGTACTGCCGGTAGAGTTCGCTGTCCGTGCCTACGTCATAGCCCGCATTGCTGGCCGCGCCCATGCTGTCCAGTGCCTCGTTGATCCGGTCGGTGTAGTTGCTCTGGTACGCCCCCGGCATCGCGTTCTCCGCGTCCTTCTGTGCCGCCTGCGCGTCCTTGTATCTCTTGAATACGCCCATCTTTAACTCCTCTCTTGACAAATACGTAAAATACGTATATATTATAATTACAGATTCGGAGGTGCATCTTCATGCCAATGACCCCCAAAGAGATCGTTCGCCTGCTCGAGCAGAACGGTTTCGTGTTCGTCAGCTCCAACGGTTCTCATCGCAAATACCACAACCCCACCACCGGCAAGACCACTATCGTCCCTTTCCACGCCAAAGACCTCAAACCCGGCACAGAGAAAAATATCCTCAAACTGGCCGGTCTGAAGAAATAAGGAGGCATTTCTATGAACGCTGTTTTCTATCCCGCGGTGTTCCACCCCGAAGAAACGGGTTATTCTGTCACCGTCCCCGACATCGAGGGCTGCTTTACCCAGGGCGATACGATGGACGAAGCCCTGCGGATGGCACAGGATGCCATCGGCCTGATGCTGGAAGAGTGCGCTGTCTGCCCCACTCCTTCCGTTCCGTCCTCTCTTCCGGTCAGCGCCGGCGACTTCGTGGTCATGGTACCCTTTGATATGGCTGCTTACCAAAAGCAGTTCCGCCCTGTTAAAAAGACCCTCTCCGTCCCCGCTTGGCTCAATGATGCAGCCGAGGCCGCACACATCAACTTCTCCGGCGTTCTTCAGGACGCCTTGAAGGAAAAGCTCCATCTTGCATAAATCCCCAAGCGCTCAGCCCCTTCCGGGCCGGGCGCTTTTTCTTTACAACAAGCCCATCAGTATGCTTGCACCTACGCTCAGGATCGTGTTCAGAAGTCCGCTCCCCCGGCTCTTCTTCGCCTGGCTTTCGCTGGCCGCCTGATTGTACGCGCTCTGATAGTAGTTGCGCTGGTTCTCCCAGTTCTGGTAGTTGGTCTGGTACTTCTCGTAGTCCTGTGCCTCGGCCTGCTGGTATCCGCTCAGCTGGTTCTGCAGGTCGCTCTTTTTCTGGGTGTACTGGTTCAGCGCCTGGCTGTACAGACTGTTCGTGGCGCTGCTCAGGCCCGCCATGGCGTTCTGGTAGGCGCTCTGGCCCGCCTGGGTGCCGTAGCTGGAGCCGTACCCGCCCGAGATGGCGCTGGCGTTGGCCTGTGCATTCTCGTTGGCCAGCTTCGCCTGCCGGGTGTAGCTGTTCTTGTACTGCTCGTAGGCCGCATCCCGGGTGGGGTCGTAGCTGAAATCCTTCATCCCGTCCAGCTTGCCCATCACGCCGTCGATCTTGTCCTTGTATTTGCTGGTGTAGCTTTCCGGCTTCTTCGCCTCCCACGCATCCAGCTGCGCTCTCGCATCGCTCACTCTGCTCATAATTACACTCCTTCCTTTAAGAAAGGCTCCCCTCGCTAGGGGAGCTGCTTTGCAGCGCCGCCGTCAGGCGGACTGCAAAGCTGAGAGGTTTTCTTCCCGGCTGCTGCCGTTTCTAAAGGCCCTCTCCCGCCTTATTTCAGCTTCTCCTGTAAGTCCCCCGAGAGATTCTCGGTGTCAATGTTGCTCAAAATGTATTCCAGCTGCTCCTGCATCTGGTACAGATAATTCCTCAGCTCCCGGGCGCTGGCCGTATCCAGCCCATCCAGCCTCGGCATGGAGATCTTCGAAAGTCCTACAATGCTTGCCATAGTTTCGCTCCTTTCTGCCCTCTGTCGCAGGGCACTACATTTTACGCCAAGTCAGGCTTCAGGTGTCTAGCTCAGACCTGCCCGGCCTGCCAATGGCGCTTTGCGCCCGGGTTGCGGCTCCCAGCGTCTGCTGCGCTGCCGCTTGCATCCCGCTGGCCGCGGCCCCAACAGCTCCTCCCTGTTTCGGCCACTGGCCGCGGTCGTCGCCGTTGCCCCTTTTAAGGGGAGCTGGCGCGAAGCGCCTGAGAGGTCCTGCCGGGCGAGCGTTCTTCCAAAGGCTCTACCTTTTCGGCATCGCACCACTCACTCTTCCGCCCTCGCTGCTGCTCAGCGTCATGGCGATGCTCCTCACTGCGATCTGCCCTTTTCCGGTCAGGCGCAGCCGCATGGTGTCGTGCCGGGTCGGGACAAAGGGCAGGTTCACCTGCACCCGCCTGTCCCGGGTGTCCACCCGGCCCTTTTCTTCCCACTCGCCGCCGTCGAAGCTGGCCCACAGTGTCACTACCGTCCGCTCCATGGCGTCCAGCCGCACCGTCACCCGGCTGCAGTACTTGTCGTCCGGATCTCCGAGTCCGATGTCTCCGGTCACAGCCTCGTATTCCACCGTGTCCTCTTCGCCGCCGGCTTCCCGGCTCCCGTCTGCGGCCCAGATGGCCTCTTTGTCCCAGAGATAGAGCTGTCGTCCGGTGCTGCACATGGCCCAGCCGGTGGCGTCTTCCTCGTGCCAAAGCCCTTTCTCAGTGTCGTATACCAGCAGCCGCTGCCCGCCGGAGCTTTCGGTGTGCAGATAGTACCGGCCGACCAGCCCGCCGGCGGCGGCTCTCGTCACATGGCTGAGGCGTTCTTCGTCCAGCGAGGCCGACACCTTGGTGGGCAGACTGCCGTCCCACGCCATGACGCCGTCCATCGAGAGGTAGTACAGCGTCTCGTTGATGACGCAGAGACTCTGGTGCGCACCTTTGGCCACGCCCGAACACTGGATGCTGCTCATCTGGTAGTCGCTGGGCTTGGTGCCGTACAGCTTGTGCAGACCGTTTTCTTTGAAGAAAAGCACGTATCCCATGCAGGTAGCCGCACCGGTAAAGGCCCCGTCGCTGCCCACAGTCACGGCGTAGCTGTCCGCTGCCGTTCCCCTGTAGGAGAACCAGTTGGTGGCGTCGCCCAGCTTGCAGGCATAGATGACGTTTTCGGTGCTCGAGCAGCCCCATACACGGTTGTTGTGCTCCGTCAGCCAGTCGAGATCCGGCACCCGCCGCTGGGCCGTCACGTCCGGGAAAGGCCCGTCGAAGGTCTGGGTGGTCTTGCCGTCCATGGCCGTCCACACCACGCTCTGGCCTGTCACCACGCAGGTGCCGTAGTACAAAACGCTCTCGATGTCCGGCGCGATGGAGAGGATGACCGAGTCTCCGGCCACGTCGTCCACCACTACGTCCCCGCTGAAATCAGAAGAGTAAGCATTCTTCACCACAGACGGGATGCCCATCAGCGTCACAGTGTCCCCGGCTTTGAAAGCTTCGCCCAGCCCCTTGCAGGTCACGCGGCAGTAGTTCAGCAGAATGTTCTGCCAGCCGCCCGCTGTGCTGTAGAGCTTCAGGGCGTCGCGGTAGCTCCACGGGGCGTCTTCGGCCTGTTTGAGCCAGACATCGCCGTTCTCCGGGCTTTCCGGTTCGGTCGCACCGAACAGATTCGGCGTGTACACTACACCGGCAGCATCGCAGGGGGTCACGGTCAGGCTCACTCCGCCCTGCTGCCAGCTGGACCCCAGCGCACTCAGCGTTCCGCTCACAGTATCAAAGGACATCTTGTCCGGCCAGATGAGCACCTTGGTCCCCATGCCCACCAGTCTCTTTTCGTTGTCGCTCAGGGCGCCTTTCAGCTCCACAGCGGCGCTGCCGTCATCCGGGGCATACCGCAGGGTCGTGCCTTCCACGGTCAAAAGGCCGTTCAGATGGTACATCCCGTTCATCCCGGCTGCTTCCCGCACCTTCCGCCGGGGCTTGCGGGTCTCGAGTGCCGGGTATCCTCGTGAAGAAAAGTTTTTCTCTTCGCTCAGCTCTGCCTCGCTGCACGCATATCCCTCATTCAGCCCGCCGAATACCCGCAGCAGCTGCCGCTGGCTGTTTATCTGGTTCAGGTTCGTCACGTCATCAGCCTCCCGCCGCCTGCCGGCATATAGTTCCGCCTCACCCACACCGCAAACTCCTGCACATAACTCGTGTAGAGCTGCAGCTCATTCGCCGCCCGGGCCGTCTCGCCCAGTGCAAGGTCCATCTGCGCAGCCAGCCAGTGCGGATAAAGTGCTTCTGCCGCACAGCAGGCCAGCAGCGGGGTGTCATATTCCAGCCCGTCGTTCCACAGAATATCCGCGCCCTTGTCCTCAAAGTCGCCGCCGGTCTGGCTGCGCTCCACAATGTTCCGGCGCATCCCGCTGTCTGCCTGCCGCAGCCATAGCTGCTTCAACCGGTTCTCAAAATGATTGTTCGGCCTCAGCTCATCAGCCATCTTTATCGCTTCGCCTGCTGTCATAAAAAACCTCCTAAACAAAATCCCCCGGCGCAGCAAGCGCCTGCAAGCTGTACCGGGGGAAATATCAAATGGTCATCATCTGGGTTCCGGCCGCCGCCTGCATGGCCTGACTCTTCCGGGCCGCTTCGGCGTCCTGTTTGATGCTGTGTTCCAGCACCTCGGCCACAGCCTTCGGCACCTTCACGTCCATACCACGCTGGATGAGGTAGCTGTCGCCGTTGACGCCCACGAACACCGGTGCCGAATACCGGTCGTCATCCTTGAACAGATGGATAGTCACCATGCCGTCGTCCTTCTCTTCGGCCTTTGCTTCGATCTTCTCCACAGTCTCCACCGCGTTCTCCACGGCCTGGGCCGCAGGTTCTTTCTTCGTAGCCATAGTATTTCCTCCTTAGTTTGCCTTCGCCTTCGCGCTGTACTTCGGGCTGATACTCTCGATGCGGACCATGTACTGCTCACACAGACGTTCCGCAGTCTTGATGGCCTTCCAGCCCACGGATGCGCGCTGGTTCAGCGGGTCTTCGCCCGCACCCAGCTGCTTGACGATGTGCTGCAGGCCGCCGCCCTCCACCTCGGTCACAGCGTAGGCATGAGCTGCCAGCACCAGAGTGCCAAACACGGCCAGACCACTCGGGCAGCCGCTGCCAGTCCAGATCTTCGCCTCGCTGGTCTCGATGAAGCGCACACCGGCCAGCTTGCCGATCTCACCGTTGTAGATGTTCTCAGGGGCAGCATACTTGTGGACGTCGATCCACTCCGGGTTGCGGCGCAGATCATAGGCCACATAGGGGTGGACGATAGCAACGTAACTCTCGCCGATGGCGTCGGCATTCTGGGCTTTCAGGGCAGTGGCCGCCTGGTCGATGAGGTCGGGCGTCAGCACACTAGCGGTGGTCAGATTGGCGCGGCTGGTCACGGCGGTGTCGCCCGCCGGCGCGTAGATGACGTTGGTGCCGCCTGCCAGCACCTCGCGGGTCACGGTGTCCAGCGTACGGCCCGCCTGAGATGCCAGTACCTTGGTCGCCTGAGTGATGTTGTTGTCGATGGCAGTCAGCTGCAGCACATCGGTGATGGCTGCCC